CCTTGTAAACCGTACTTTAGCTACGCCAACCATTGTAGGAGAGCCAGCAGTAGTTACGGCTTGCCAAGCTGAGCCATCCCAATGGTGTAGGTAGTTGTTACCTGTAGAAGGGTTACGGCAAGCTAGTATACCTAAGTTGATACCATTAGCTACTTCCACACCTAAGATAGGACCAGTACCTGATACTGTCCCGTAAGAGTTAGTGAAGCCGCTAATACGACGATACCCGCCCGTAAGAGCAGGTTCGTAGTTGATCAAGCCAATGGCAGAACCAGGTTTAGTCTCACCTTGGGAAAGCAAGTCACGACCTGTATCAAGACCACCTCTGCAAGATAACTTAAATGATCGTAGATTATCAGCCATTAAAGAACCCCTGAGAAGCTACGAAGTAGGTTAGACCGTTCAACAACGGTAGACCGTACATATAGTTCATCATCTAAGAGAAGGTTACGCATAGCTTTGATACCTTTCTCGAAGTTGCTTTGGTGTATTTGAGCCTGAGAGTCGTTACTACGGAAACGCATAAGGTACATCATCGCACCATCTACAACAATGTGATCAAAGCGAGATGGGACAATACACGTATCAGTGTACAAAGTTAGGTCGTTAGGGTATGAGAAGTAAATGTACTCTACTTGGTAATCAGTGTTAGGTGGAGGAGATATACCGAACTTCTCTTCATAAGTCTGGTATACAACCATTGGAGCAGCACCAGTAGTGTCTGTCTCGTCCTGTACCCTATATGTTTTCAAGTACTCTTCGTAAGAGATAGGCTTAAGAACACGAGGTTCGTTACCTGCAGTAGAGTGTACCTTAAGGAAGAACGAGTCCCAGTCAACAGTAGAGAAGTCTGACTGAAAGCTATACTCTCTTTGGGCAGCTGTAAGGGTGTGTGTGTACGTAGTCTTAAGGAATGGAAACTCATGGCCATCCTGTAGGATGTGACGTACTGAGTTATTGATAGCGTCTTTAGCTAGAGCTTGAACACCTTTAAGTGTTGAGAAGCCATCACCTCCAACGTCTAGGGAGACCTCGTTGAGGCGTCTCAGAAGCTGGTTGACGAGTGAAACATATGTTGATGACATTGATATCCCCTAATACTATAATGAATAGTCTCCTCAAAGGCTATTGATAATAGTGAGTTGAAGAAGCCCCTCCGTTAAGAGGGACTCCTAGTTAGTGTTAAGCTAGATCGCGAGCAACTTCAGCAGCAGCCTTAGTGTTCTCGTTGCAATCTACAACGATAGCCCAGATACGAGCAGAAGCAGCAACAAGGCCAGTACCAGAGACAGCCATAACAGCGTCGATAGTGTCAGCAGCAGATACGAAGCTAGGAACTACGCCACCAAGAATGGTGCCAGCAGCTTGTGCTTGCATGTCAACAGCTGCCAAGTTAGCAGTTGTGCCATCGCCAACAGCTACAGTAGCGGAAGTACCAGCAGAACCAGCTGCAGTTACAAACTCGATACCAGAAGCGATGACCATAGTGTTAGCGGCAACAGCTGGACCAACAGTGGTACCAGAAACAATGCCGAGTGTTACAGTCTTTTCGACCATGTAGGCCTTAGACTTAAGGGAAGATGATAGAGCCATTGTATAATCCTTTCAAAGATATGACTATAGATAAGTAGGTACCCCCGAAGGGATACCCAGTCTAATTAAGCCAAGTTATACTTAGCAGTTACCAAAGCCTCTGGGCGTAGAATCTTACGGCCATAGAGGTGCATACCACGAACGATGTCAGCAAAGCTGTCAGGGTCACGGTAAGTTTCAGTCTTGTTGATTTGCTCAGCAGTTGCTGTTGCAGAATCGTGACCAGCAACGATAACACCGTAGTCAGTGTTTTGGTTAGCTACACCAGTAGTACCTGCACCACCGCCAACTGAAGGCAGATTGTTAGATACATATACGCGGAAACCATTCCACTTTGGCAATACCAAACCGTTACGAAGAGCACCAGAATCACCGAAGTCAGCTGACAAGAAACGTGAATCTTCGTCCATTAGGACTTCCATCATAACTGGATCGATTACAACCCAACGGCCATCTTTGTCAACGTTCTGTTGGTCAAGAAGACGGCTCATACGGTTGATCAACATAACAGGTGATGCATATGCTGTTGGCAAGGCAGTAGCGCCTGGCAAACGTGCAGCAACTGGGATAGAGTGATCAGCAGCAGAGTCAGTTGTGATGCTACCGAAAGAACCCTTGATCAACTTCATTGAAGTCAACAACTCGTCAGTACCAGCAGTAGAGACAGCAACAGTTCCGTTTGTTACATCGTTTACTGCACCAGCAGAAGTATGCAAAGCAGTTTGCTTATAACCGGACAAGTAGCCTAGAACTTCTTGGTCAAGCTGATCAGCCAAGCGGTAAGCCGCACGGTTGGTTGCAAGGTCCATGAAGTTTACGTGGCTGTGAGCTTCTTCGATATCGTCGATCTTGAACGCAAAGTAGTTAGCTTTGTCTACGACCAATGAGAAATCTTCGTCATCTAGGTCTTGTGCTGCGATCTGTGTGCCGCGAGCATATGAGCTTACTGAGATTTCTGGTTCTTTGATGATCTTAACAGTATCGCCTTGCGCACTGATCTCACCGAAATAGTCAGAGTTAGTAATGTCATTACAGATGGCTTTCTTGCGGAACGCAAGTTGAACCTTCTTGGAGTAAATGACGCTTGAGAAGTTACCGTTAGGTAGGTTGCCGTGACCGGCTGCAGATTGAAAAGCCATGATATGAATCCTTCATTAGATGTGTGGCTTGGTATGAGGAGTAATAGTATAACATACTCCGGTTCATAGAACCTAAGTCATCCGTCTAAGAGGCTGATATCTTTCTAGGGTGCTCGGTACGGTCAGCTGGCCAGCGTCACGATAAGAGGGCCTGTACTTAATCAGGTGAGTCTTAAAGATTATTAGTGTTCAGATTAACCCATAAGGGTCACTGTAAGGTCTAGTAAGGTATTCCTAAGAAGGGGCTTACTAGACTCCTACAGTTATAGCATGCTCAAACCTTGATGTCAAGGTGTTAAATGAGTATGATTGCTATTATCGTGCTTTACCAGAGATGTCGTAGACGAACTTCCCTGATTGCATTGCTTCGCTGATGGCATCGTAATTAGCCTCGAACTGTGCATCTGACATCTTAGCTACTGCTGATTCCTTAATCATTGACTCAGAGCCAGTAGCATCGACAGGTGTACGAGTACGTTTAGATACAGTCTTAGCTGCGTCCTTAGCCTGAGCCTTCTTATCAGAAGGTGTCATGCCTTTGTCAACCTTATATAGGTCAAGGACACGGATAACACTACGAGGGTCATCAGAGTTCTCGTATACAGCATCACTGATCCACTTAGGTTGCTCTTCAACCCAGTTATGGAAGTCATCACCAGCACGTAGGTCATCAAAGTCAGCATGTGACTTACGGATAGTGGTTTCAGCTTGGATACGTACAGCTTCTTCTTTAGCTTCATCGAACTCACGGAGACGACCTTCAGCAGAAGCGAACTTCTCTGTAGCTTTCTTCTCAGCAATAGATTCAACGATAGCTGCTACATCAGGGTACTGACGTGCCCAGTCTTCGATGTCTTCATCAGACTTAGGTGGACGTACAGTAGAAGATGTATTTGATTCTAGGGCAGCGAAACGAGCTTCCCATTCTTTCTCTTTAGTAGACATATGGCGACGTAGGTCACCGTAACGTTTCTTAAAGGACTTCTCCTCACCGGAGAGCTTCTCATCTTCAGCAGCATCTGCTTCAGCTTCTTCCTTAGTCTCTACTTCTTCAGCTTCGACAACAGTTTCTTCAGCTTCTACTTCTTCCTCTACAGGTGAGCCGCCTTGAGCCTTCATAAGCTCCTCAATCTCTTTCTCTTCTTTCTCGATACGAGCTTGCTTAACGGAGTGGTTAGAACCACGGGAAGCGAATCCTGCAGTCTTAGGTGTTGCGTCAGTTACGATATCAGCCATTGTATATTCCTTTTATGGTGGGGTCAGCTTGTTGCTGAGTGGCCTTATGGTTTTAGCGGAGTATGTAGTCTAGGGCTTACTTGCGCCCTAAACCTTTCTTGTTTGTTGTCTTCTTAGCAGGTTTTGAGTCGTACTTAGGTTTAGATACTAAACCACCGTCAGCGAAACCACCACCACGAGAGACTT